ATACATAACCTTTATTTTCGCTAAATGTACAAAGGCCCCTTTAGGGGGCCTAGTATTTTTTCAAAAAAAAATTTAATTATTTGTATGGCACGTAAGATGTAGCACCACCTTTTCTAACTGCCTTAAGAATCTGCTTACGTTGTTTACCTGTAGATTCATAAGATACATGTACCCAATCTGGATTAGCGTCTGTTCCAAATTCCCAAATCAATTGATCGAAATTTAGGTTTTCTTTGATATAGTCAAATACCATTTTGTTGGTAACACCACCAGCATGTCCATCCATATCGATGTCGATTGCTTCACCTGAACAGTGTTGTGAACCAGCAGCACCACCAATTGCTTTATTTAAAGCAGCTGAGCGGTAACCTGAAGAAATGTGGATTGGTTTACCAAAATGGTTACGGATTGGTTCGAAAACGTTTTCGGCCAATAACTTGAAGTTAGCAATGTGAGTTTCTGTTGGCATGTTTGAAACCCCTTTGCGTTTTGCAGTTTCACTACGTGTTACTTCTGCTAAAGATAAATGTTCACTTAATTGCATAATCTATTATTTAACGAATTGATGATATTTGTATGTTTTTGCTTTACGGTCTTCTAAACCATGAGTACCTCCGTTGATACGTTTTGTTAATGCTAAAATAGCAGCATCATTAATTCCTTGATCACAAATAGTCCACAATTTGTTTCTTTCAAAGAAAAACATTGCTGATTCAAAGGCAAATTTTGTAGCTACTAGATCAGGGTTTTCAAGTACTTCATTGTTTCCTAAATATTTTGCAAATGCCTCGTAATTTGCTTTACCAGTCAATTGTAATGCACCACGACCTCTGTATTTCCATCCGTCACCTGAAGCTTCATCACCATTACCCATTCTAGATGCCAACAGAAGCAATTCCGAATGACCCTAATACAATTACCATAAAACCATCAAAAATAAATTTGTTAATCAATAATGGCTTACCATAAGCTCCAGTAATCAAATCTACTGCTAAAGCTATTACTAGCATTAAAAATGCTATAAATCCAACAACTGATTTTTCGTTGATTGTGTTGTTGTCGTCAAATAACTGCTTGAAAAAATTTCTCATAATTTTAGTTTTATTTTGTTTAACTTAGGCCTAAAAGGTTTAGCTATGTCCATTTGCCAATCCTTTGAGGGTTCTTTTTCATCTTTATCATTTGGTGGACATTCTTCTGTTCGTTTATAGAATATTATATCTCCTGTAAAATCATCTTTTCGTACTATATAATCTGAAAGATTTACTGCTACTACTTCTTGATCTCTATATGAATAATATATCCAGGCTCCTTCTTTAGCTCTTGCAAGTAACCATTCAGATACTGAGTCGATTATTTCTTCTTTAATAAATTTAGTTTCTACTATAGTTCTATATTCTGTATATTTTGAAGTATAGAAAATTAACATAGTATCTCTTAATGAGATAATAGAATCTTTTACTTTAGTTTCTTGCTTAAATTTGGCAATTTTAGATTTTTGACTATCAAAAATGGAATTAATAGTATCAGCTTGTGCTTTTGTTAAAATAACTACTGAATCGCCATCAATTACCGTCTGAAGTGGGTAGCGTGATTGGCTGAAACTCAAACTGCTTACCAGTAGACTGCTTATGATTAATATCCTTTTCATTTGTTAATTCTTTTTTAATGTCTTTCACAACTGATTTGGTACTATCTAAGTCACCTATTACTTCTGCAACCATATTTTCAAGATTTGCTTTATCTTCTGTCAATTCTTGATTCTCTTCTTTTAATTGATTGACATTGTTAGTCAATTTTTTATTTGCTGTAGTAAGTTGTTTATTTTCTCCTGTTAATTGAATATTATCATCAACTACTACTACGTGTTCATTGCCACTAGAGAAGATTTGGATACAAATTAGTGTTATAAATGATATCCCTACAATAAGTAGTTTCTTCTTCATAATTACTTATTCTTATTACCAAACAACATTAGTACAGTTTCTTTTAAGCTTTTAGAACTTTCAGTACTTTCATCTAGCTTTTTTTCTAGATCTTCTCTGTATTCACCTTCTAGTTCTTCAACTTTAGTTCTGTAATCTTCTTCGCTTTTCATTAAGCGATTCAAAAACATCCAACATAAGTATCCAAGTCCAAGGACTGCAAATCCTAATACTCCGTATTGGGTCAGTATTTCAAATGGACCAAATGACATTATTTCTTAGTTTTACGAGTTGCTCTTGGGGTAGTTTTTGGGGTAGTTTTTGGAGTTGATTTAGCTTTAAGTTCTTCTTGTAAACGATCTTTTTCAGCTAAATGACGTTTTAAAAATATCCAAGCAACATAGCCTAATGCTAAAACTGCCAATCCAAGGGGACCGTAATCTGCTAATTGTCCAAAAACACCAAAGTCTGTTGATGTAGCTGCTGTTGTGTCTGCGATTAATGGTAACATAGTTTTCTTTTTATTATACATATAAAAAAAGGGGGTAAGATTTAACTTACCCCCATTTCATTTTATTAAAAGTCTATTACCCCTCGCAGCTAACACAATCAGCAGTACGTTGAAGATTATCTCCTCTTAATATACTTTCTGAACGCATATAGTATAGAGTTTTAATGCCTTCTCTCCATGCCAATTTGTGTACCTCACTAATATATTTTGGTGAATCAGATGGATCAAAAGTCAAGTTCAATGAAATAGCTTGGTCAATATGTTTTTGACGGATACCATTTTGGCGAACAATTTCGTATGGGTTGATTTCTTTGAATGTCAAAAACACTTCTTTTTCTTCAGCCGATAAAATATGATCAGGCAATCCCACTACAGAACCTTTATCTTTAGCAATTTGTTCCCAAATACTATCGATATTAAATCCTTTAGATTCAAGTAAACGCTCCAATGTTGGGTTTTTCTTGATAAATGTACCTTTAGCTGTTTTTAAATTAAATACATTTGCGGGGATTGGTTCAATTGAAGGTGAAACACCACCTGAAATATTAGCGTTTGATACTGTTGGGGCAATTGCTTGGTGGTGGGTATGTCTTAAACCTGTACCTTTACACCATTCTGGTTCTCCATATTCAACTGCTTGATCACGAGATGCTTTTAATGCTCCTTCCTCAATAAATTGAGACATCATTCGAGTGTATGAATTTGCTTGTAAACCTGCAAATGGAATGCCTTTTTCTTGTAAAAACGTATGCCATCCTAAAACACCAATACCAATTGCTCTACCTTTAACTGCTGAGCGATAAGTGTTTTCCATAAATTTAACATTTTTGGATCTATCAATAAATTCTTGTAATACACCCTCTAAGAACCAACATGTTAATTCAGGTAAAGTCATTCCGTTTTCAAACTTATAGTCTTTCCATTCATCCCAACGTGCCAAATTCAATGAAGATAAACAACAAATAAATGAATGTAATGGATCTGTGTAAAGTGCAATTTCAGAACAAATATTTGTCATTGAAACGTGCAAGTTATTATTTTTGTATGCTTGTGGATTATTGTTATTGATATTATCTTCAAACATCAAATACGGTTCACCAGTTTCCAAACGTGTTTTAAGGATTTCTCCCCACAATCTTAAAGCGCGTGGTTCTTTATCCTCTAATTTGTTCATAAAGTCGTCATCAATTACTACACACTGGTGCATGTTTAAACATTGTCTGTTAACATCTCCTTTTGGTCGGCGAACCATTAAAAATTCTTCGATATCTGGGTGATTGATATGTAAGTTAACTGAAGCTGCTCCACGTCTAACTGAACCTTGATTGGTGGCTAAAATTGTTGAATCATATATTTTGATCCAGGGAACTACACCTTCAGAAACACCATTACTAGCAATTTCTTTACCTCTACCTCTAATTCGAGATACTCCGATTCCAACACCACCTCCTTGAGATGATAAACGCATTAATTCAGAATTAGCCATTGCAATTCCTTCAATTGAATCATCTGTATCAATTCCAAAACAAGAAATTGGCATACCACGTTCAGTGCCTAAATTTGAAAGTACAGGTGATGCAAGACACAACCAATTTTTTTCCATTGCCTCAGCAAAAAACGGTACTAAATCTTTACGTTTTAGTCTACGTCCTGCTGCTTTACTTACTCGGTTAAATGCTTTAAATACATTTTCTTCTGGGAGTAAATATCCTTGGGATATGATTGAAGTACCAATCTCATCCATCCATTCAGGGTAGTCTTTACCCTTCACCCATTTACTTGTGTCTACGTTTAATTTGCTCATTTGTTGTTTTATAAATCGCTCCAGTCAGCGGTTGATTTTGAATAATCTGTTACTCTTCCTGCGAAAAAGTCTTGATGTGTTTTACCACTTGTTAAATGTCCAAACCATTCCATTGATTTCAAAAGATTTGGATCAATATCGTTATATAGAGGATTATAACCTAATTCAATTAATTTTTGGTTAGCACGTTCCTTGATGAAATTTTTCAATTGGTCTATGTTCAAACCTTCAATTTCTCCCATTTCAAATGCTTTATCGATAAAGTCAAATTCTAATTTAACTGATAGATCACAAGCATCATATATTTGTGATTCCATACCTTCATTTAATTCAGGCATTTCTTCTATCATTGTTCTGAATAACCAACATCCAGCTTTTGAATGTAATGATTCATCACGTACACTCCATTCTACAATCTGTCCAGTACCTTTCATTAAGTTACGTAATTGGAAAGACATCAAGATAGCAAATGAAGAGAATAAATTAACACCTTCTGTAAACGCAGAGAATATAGCTAGTGAAAGTGCTTTTTCACGTAATGTATCTCCGGGTAACTCAACTAAACGATCAATTTTAGCTTTTGCTTCTTCATCTTCCATGAATGCCTCAAAATCATCTAATCCAAGTTCTTCATTTAAACGAGCATAAGCCTCAGCATGTATCGATTCGAAATCAGCGAATGCACCCGCCATAGCTTTAATTTCATGTTTAGGAAACCATACCGCTACCTTTGTTGACCAATAGTCGTTTACATACGTTTCAGTTTGAGCAAACGATTTCAAGATATTACCGATTAGGCTTTTTTCTGATTCGCTTAATTTAAGTTTCCAGTCATTCAAGTCTGAAGATAAAGGGACTTCATCTGCTAGCCAATGAGCACGATGTTGATCTTTGTAAAATTCGAATGCTGTTTGGTATTCGAATGGTTTGTAGTGGGGTCTTAGTTCTGTAATCATGCGTTTAATTCGAAAAATTTATTTGCTAACATTTTTTTATCTAAATCGTCAAAGTTATCGTTTGACTGTTTTTTTGGTGCTACTGTATCTGCTTCTTCATCGTAATGATCTCCAATTGAAATGTGACCATTTGATGTATTAACATCTACTTGAAAAGTCAAACCATCCATTCCATATCTGTTTTTCATAATATGAAGTCGTCCGGTTCCGTTAACTTTATCTTCTTTCTTTCTTGATAATGAGAGCGATAAGTCGGTAATCATCATTTTATCGTATGATCCCGCAGCTTTATCGCCTTCAATAATATCATCTTTGGCTCCTGCGCGATTTACTTGCGAAACCGACCAAATTGGTATATTTAATTCGCGAGCTAATCCTTTCGTGCTTGTATAAATATCATCAATCTCTCCCTTACGGTCAACATTTCTTTTTCTTGTTGAAAGTAAATCAATGTAATCTATCAAGATAAGATCTGGTTGGATTCCTAAATCAATTACCTTTTTAATATGGGATTCTATTGTATTTATCGTGGTTTTTCCCATAGGATATTCACGAATAATCAATTCTCCTGGTAGGTTAGCTGTTAAGGTTTCTACTTCTGCTTTATGTTTTTCTAATTGGTCTACTGATGTTCCTGTAAAGAAAGCGTCATATCTTCGTCCTGTATATGATTCACTTAGCTCTAAAGTATAGTGGATAACATTATAACCCATTTTAACAGCATGTCCACCTAATGCAATT